TTCTGACCGGCCGGCATCTCCAGAAGTGGAGGCTGCTTTAATAGAAGAGCCATTGGAAAGCTCAAAGGAGGTGCGGTTATCAATACTAATTGTGGCAATTTTTAGCCAATCGGGAAGCTGTCTCATGATTCCTTTGACCTTCTTCACGAGGTTTCCTGCTGTCGCGAACTTAGTTGCCATGACTAAAATGGCCTTGTCGCGATGAAACAGCATCATCCATACAACATAGCCGGCAGTAATAGTGGAAATTCCAAGTTGTCTTGCTTTTAAAATCACATTGAAGCGATAGTCATTAAAGCTATTCAGAAGTTCGTCTTGAAAATCATAAGTATCGAATAAGATAAGCCCATGCATGGGGTGGGAGATTCGCGCATATGTCTTAAGAAAATAAGATGGATCTTTTCCGCACTTTAATATCTCTTTGACTTGCTGCTTCTTGTCTAATTGAAAGCTCATTCATCATCTACGAGTTCTATTTCTTCTTCGGCTGCAGCTTCTTGGTCCTCTTCGGCTTCATGTTCCTCTTCGGCTTCTAAAATTGCGGCTCTCGCAACTTCTTCCATAATAATCTCTTTGAGACGCGCAATAGAAATTTTCATGATTCTTTCTTCCTTGTATCATTCTTCGGGCGCTTTCCCCAGCCCCCTTGATTTAAAAACTTTTCCCAACTGCGTTCGGCTGGAACCTCAGAACCGGTTTCTAGGTTCATTTCCTCACTCAGTCCACCAATTTTATAGTGCTTTTTGGCGACCACCCAGCTACGGACACGCGAAGAGTTTTCGACTCGAATATCGATTTCTCCTTCTGCTGTCAACGTAACAGAGTTTCCTGTAATCTTCTTGTATTCTTTCTTGATCCATCCCGCGATATCCTCAAGGCGCTGGTCGGTATCTCCTTCAAAACCAGAAGCATAAACTTCCTTTAATTGAATCTCGGATTGATAAGCCAGACACATCATGTCGCCATAAAACTTGACGTTAAACCCGTCCATGACTCGTTGATCAATAAGAGCATCGCCCTCTTCTCTACGAAGGATTCCAGGCTTGTCGGGTTCATAATCCTCACCCAGTGCGCCGTCATATGAGTTTGCGGCTGCTTGTGCTAATCCTTGTATGATTTCATAAATTGTTGCCATTATTCTTGTGCTCCTTGTATCATCTGTACAACCAAACTATTAATAGTGGCGCCCTTGGTTCCAAAAACCTCCTCTAGTCCCGCCTTTCTGACTGCTGCAGGAACTTGAGGGCTCAATAAAACTTGTTTAAGCATGTCTACGTACTCACCAACATCCATCCGAGCGCCAGTTGTAGCTGCCGTGGCTACCTTCTTGGCGCGCGCAGTCTGTTGCGGCTGAGCTTCTTGTCCTGTCTCCGGAGCCAGTTCTTGTAAAATTATCTTTTTTAAATCACTTTTGGTTATTTTCATTATTTGGTCTCCAACCTTTTTCCCATCTTTCCTCTCTGCCTTCCACATATTGAATGTAACAGTTGTAGCAACATTCATATTTTAGAAAGCAAACGTCGTCTGCTGTTTTTTTCATGGAAGAAGAACACACCATACAACGTTGTAAAGAATCTCTATTAAATAGTTTCTTTGATACCTTTATACCATTTACATCTATTTTCTCTTCCCACTTCTTATTCTCGCTGTTTTTCTTATAAAGCTCTCGCATTTGATCGAGGTATTCTTTTTCTTTGTCCTCGTCCCAATTTGCACGAGGATTTTGAATAGCCTCGTCTCCATATTTCTTGGCAATCGCTTGTTCAATTGCTGCAATTTTATTGAGATCTTTATTCTTCATTGAACAATCTATAGGATCCATATGTTGCGGCGACACCGACTGCGACACCTCCAACGGCCCACATCCAATTATTGCGGGGAGATTGCTTTAATAAGGATCTTTGAAGATGATCAATCTCTTCATCTTTCTGGAAAACGAGAAGGCTCATTTCTTCGTGCAACGCGTTATACTGAATCTCCCAGTTGCGAAGCTCTAGTTCATAGCTTGCAGCTTCAACTGAAAGCTCATATTCAATTCGTGCTTGGCATGCGAGGTTGGCCGTTGATTGGCGCGCCAAGATTTCAGACAATGCCGGGACATCGAATAGCACACCTTCAAAGGGTGCGCACTGTTGGTGTCCGAGAAAGGTGAACTGACCTGCGTCGGCGGCCTGTGCCGGGCCCGTTAACATTAATAATAGGCTAAGGAACATAATCAAATCCATACATTAACATTATTGTCTCAGATAGTTCTTCTGGGTCTTCGGAGAATTGTCTTCCAAATTCTTCTCTCCGGCTGTCGATCACTTCTAGCAACTCTTCCTGACTCTCTTGATAATCTCGTTCTACTTGTTCGATGGTGTCTTTATAAATCTGGAGTGAGTTTTCCATATCTGCCATCTGCTTCTTATGGATCTCTTGCAAACCTGCTAGTTGTGCCTGCAGTGATTGTTCTGAAGCCTCGTATGCAGCTTGCATCTGCTTATAGTCATAACGCATTTTGCCCATTACCACAAGCGAAAGAAGGGCGATTAAAACACCCTTCCAGTTGTGGACTATAAACTGTATTGCTAGTTTCTGCAGGGTCACTTAAGCCCCTTTAATCTCTCAACAATATCAACGGCGCCTTGGGTTCCAATAAATACAGTACTAATAATAACCCAATCACCACTGGTTAGATAGCCGGCAAATGCTAGTGACGAGGCAGTTAGCCACACCAAAAGTTTACGTGAAGTCAGCTTAAGCAGCCACGTATCTAAAAATCCTTTATGCTCTGCCATCGTATCCTCTAGAGTAGCCAGTGGGCTACGAGAACCCCATCAAGCCATACAAGACCTAACAGTACCCACCAGCTAAGGCGCCGGTGCCCCTCTGTAACTTCATGCCACAGGGACCAGCCTCCATCGAGTGCTGCGCTCCATACATTTGCTGCACCGGTGACGGCGCAGTCCCATACCTTTCTTAATAAACTCATTTTTTCTTTCCTTTCTTTTTTGGTTCTTCCATGGGGGCGGAGCACAGATGCTCTGCTTCACCTTGTGATAAGCTTTCTGGCCTGTCCCCTTCTGGTGCGTCTTTCATTGCGCACATAAAATCTCTTTGCTTCTTTGAATAAACTTCATCTAAATACCCTTCAAGTTCTTCTTTAACATATTGTGCTAATTGTGGCTCATCTTCTAATCCAGACCCTCGCATTCTTTTAAGCTCGTTCGCTAATTGTTCTGCCTCGTCCAAATCAAACCCATATCTGTCAATTAGCTGAACCAGTATTGATTCGACTTCATAGGGCATGCCTTGTGTAAAGTGGCGGATGGCGCTTATTTGTCCTTGGTCCGCTTCCCGTAAATTGTGATATCCCATGTGGGCTTTCAAATCTTCTCTAATAGCCTTTCCTAATATCTTCTGCAACCATGAGGGTTTGCCGGCAGGATCCTCCATAGGCTCTGTCTCCGCAGAAGCAGCAGCATTAACCAATTCCCACGCCAAGATATCAATTGCTTGCTGTCCCACGTCTACATTAAAACTAGCCAAAATGTGGATAGCTTGACGACGGTACTCTTTAGGGGGTCGCTTGGGCGGGGGTGTCATTTCATCTTTAGCTCGTTGCCAATCACCAGGGCCGCCGCCTAAGATTGCATCGGCTCTTAGTCCCTCTGGATCTTCTCCTGTGCCTTCGGGCCATTCTAATTCGGGGAACTCTCCTTCTTCTTTGTCATCGTGGGCTTGGGGCTCTTCCCATTCTTCTGGGTTGAGCGAACTGAGGGAATATCCTTCCTTGACGGCTTTTTGTAATTCTTCGCCAATGATTTCCAACAACTGTGTTTTATTAATTACAAGGGACATGGTGGCTCCAACTTCACTGGTGGGTGTGTATCAAGCGGGACACCGATACGTTCCATATCATTTAATCTTTCGTGTGCTCTGTGGTGTGAACAGCATGCGACTGCCAAAGCAAGCAATGCTAGCCCTACAGCTAGCACGTCTAAACGACATAATTTTAAGAGTCTTTGTTTCATTTACTCTCGCGATCTCATTGGGAAGTTTGCAGCATAGTCAGGTTCTTCTGTTTCCCCTCGGAGGGGGGAGTGGGCCTCCTTTGAGCGAGGAGCCGATGGAGAAGGCATGCTTGGACCATGCGACAGAAGGGAAACTAATTTCTCAACTTCATCTTCGCTTAAGTGGGGATAATAATCTTGTCGAATCTGTGGGTCGTAGGCAATTTGATTAATGGTATCCTCTATTGTGTCCGATACCATTCGATCTACCATTTCCGCGTGGGCGCCCCCACCAAATTGGTTTCGCATATTATCCCACTTCTGGTGATACCAGCTTGCAATCTCTTCCACGCTTTTGCCGGTGTGGGGGCTCTCGACATTTTCTTTTAGTACTTGTGAAAGCTCTTCTTTGATAAGTTGCTTAAGATGTGATTTTACTACTTTCATTATTGTAATCCTGCCCATGTTAACATTATAACTAGTGTGACAATCGTTCCAAGCGCGAGAGATGCGCCGAGAATGTCGGTCCATTTAATGCCGCGCCAATCGAGCCAGTTATTTAGTTTGTTCCAAAGCTTCATTTAGGCTCCTCCCATAAGATCTTGTGCAACCTGATCAGGAGACATTCCACTCCGCCACATATCATAAAGATTAATATCAGAGGGTATCTCATCTGCTGAAACATATTCCCCTGAAAGGCTTTCGATGTGTCCGTCGACTTCAGCGACCCATTGAGCAAACTCACGTAGGCTACGATTCATATTAGTTTTCTGACTCTTCTCGTCATGTGGCCCGAGGCCCGGTTCGGGCACATAGCCCGGGCGCTCCCAGGCTGGGAGTCGAGCCTCTTCAAGCTCTTCTTTGATTATCTGCATAAGTTGGGACTTGGTAACTCTCACTTGTTTCTCCAAGGATCCACCGCCATGGGTTCGTCGCCGGCCATATCAGCAGCTAATCTTAAAAAGTCACTTATCGACATACCTGCCATGGCCGGCGCTTGTTCTGGAATAATCTCTTGCCGCACATATTCTACAACGTCTTGCGCAAACTCTCGCGCAATTCCCACATCCATCTCGTCCATGACTGCCTTTTGTTCCTCTGAGGATAGTGACGATCCTTGAAACCCAGGAGTCCCGATACCAGGATGGGCTTCGCGATCTGCGTCTGAAAATCCCACTGGTGCTTCGGTCAGAAGCTCCGACTTCTCATCCATAAAATATCGAGGGTCGATAAATTTCTTGTTTTTTCTAATCATTTGTTATTTTCCTTTGGGTAGCCCATTCATACATAGTATGGCAACGAGCCCAGGTACGTTATCATTAATATAAACGCCTGAAAAAAGTGTATCCGTTCTGCCGCCAACATATCCAATCGCAGCATCCATGTGCTTGCTAATCTCTGGATCGTTTGCCATCTCAGACGACGCGATCAATAATAATGCACCTGTCTTGGGCTTTCCTTTGGGGGCGGGGCATGGCGAGCGCTTCATACAATTCTGGAGAACCATTGCTCCAAGATTGGGCGTGGCGGGATCCTTAACCATGGTCGATCCAATAAACATTCGTTGTGGTGTTTTCAAGCATCTTTCCAAATCCTTCGTGTCAAATGACTGAATTGGAGATTTATCCGAAGACAGCTTTAAGACTTGGGTCCACAGCTTTGCGAATGCCGTGTTCGAGGTGGGGAACAAATTAAGCATTCCTACCTTGCCTCGCAACAGTTTTACTTGTCGCTCGTTATCAATAATAACGTGCGTGTGGGTCGCGACATCATTTATAAGCGTATTGGCATTCTTGCTAATGGTGGGGTTCAATGTTTCTTGCGCCGTAGGCCATGAGACTATATATACCACTTCGCCTTCAGCCTGCACTGACTTGAGATAACGCTCAAAGACAGTGTGTAAAGAGGCGACGGCAGAACCTGTTCCACCGCCGCCCCCAGCGCAAACGAACAGCCAGTCTACTTTGCCTAATTTTGTGCGGAGGGCATCTTCTACGACTGTACTGTTTGCATCAAACACAGCTTTTCCTAAATTCACATCTTTTCCAATACCATCGGCATCGGGAATCAAAACCACATGCTTATCATCCACATCGTCAGGAACATCTTTAGAAGTGGTATTGACAAGCAAAGTCCTATTGTAACCAAGATCGAGAAAGGCTTTGGCCATCTTGCCACCACCTCCACCTACGCCAACAATGGCACAGTTCAAAGATGCGGGAACAGTGTTCTCCGGAAGCAAGTTCTCGTGTGTTACTTCTTCATCGTCTCCATAATGATCGATAAAATCAAAATCGTCAGTTGTGGTAGTTGTGGGGGTGTCGAGAGCAGGCGGGTTTACTTCGCTAGCTGTCTCGGCAAAATCAAAATCATCAGGGTTATTCATATAAATCTCCGTTTATTTATTTAACCTTTGCTTTATTTCCAAGTGCGTTGCCAATAGCAGTTAAATACTTTAATGTTTCATCTGTTCCTAGTGCTGTCAGATCAATCTTCGCAAGCGTGCCTAGAGATGCGTCGGGCTTATTAAGACTAACAGCAGCCCACCGGTGATGTCCATCTAAAATTTCATTGTTTGTAGAGGCATATGCTCCCAAGGGACCGCCGTTTTGAATGGTGTCGTCTCCATTAACGGCCATGCCCAAGCCTTTGGGAAAAAGAATATTTGTCTGAGTTGGGATTGCTTCGGCGGCTGTCATGCTACCGCCTAATTCAATTTTAATAACATCATCATCTGGGACTCCATCGTCCATTCCAGCGCGCATAAATTTGGCGGCATTCGGATCTTGATCGAGTCTCGAAAGGGTGTTCGCTTCGGGAGGGGGCATTTTTTCCATCATATCAATATTATATTTACCTCCTGGTGTAAGGGCATCTTCAACATCAGCTGGATCTTTGGCCACTGACTCCGGATCATGCGGAAGAGGCAAAAATGGCATCTTCGATTTCGGTAACCCTTGCGCGGGGATCTTGGCGCCGATTGCCGCGGCTCTTTGCGCAAAAGCTTTAACACCCCCAATACCAGCTACCCATTGTTTTAAAGCTTCGGGTGACTTAATTTGAAACCATTGCCCTTTTACAGAACCATCATCTTTAGTTTTCGTTTGAGCTTGCTGTAATTGTTTAAAAAGATCCCCACCTTGTAAAAGTTCGTTCATTACTTTGGCAGCTAGTTCTGGCTTGCCGGCAAAAACTTTAAAGCTGGTCTGATCTGTTAGTTGCAAACCAGAACCTTCTGGGGCTTCGGGCTGTTGTTCGGCAGGTGCCGCTCCAGGCTGTTGTTCGTCAGGTGCCTGTTGTGGGATTGGCTGTGTTTCTGGCTGTTCGTTTATAAACTTGTTCCAATTTTCCATTAAGAGTTTCATTATTGATTTACCTTCGCATAGCCTTTCTTTTTCTCGATTACAATCTGCATATCAACACAATCCTTGAGAGAGTCCAAATGCGATATCAAGAGAACGTTCTTAAAATATACTTTAATTAGTTCCAAGATCCGAATAAAACCCTCCATATTTTCCTCGTCCAATGCTGTCCCTGGTTCATCAAGAATGAACAAGTCAGACTTTGGAAGCGACGAAACACTCAAAAGCGCTAACCGAATGGCCATGGCGCCCATTGTCTTTTCTGCGCCTGACGCCATTTCAATGGGTCTTTCGTCGTGTTTGGGATGTTTAATAAAGATATCTAGTTTGTTGCCGCCAGTTTCAAAGAACACTTCGAACTCAACAATGTTGGCGAGAACTTTTGCAATCTCTTGATTAATCACTGGAATCTTTTTCTTAATAATATCGTAAGCGATTCCATTGGGGTGCATGCATTGCATGAGCATATCATATGCAGCATAGTCATTCTGTAGAACTTTATACTCTTGGCGCTGTTGTTGCAAAGATGCAACCTTTTCTTCGTAAGAACCAATCTGCTTTACAAGCTCTAGAGTTTCCTCGTCGCATGTATGGATTTTATCCTTTTTGGTCTCGATCTTATTCTCGTAAGTCTTGCGCTCGTTAATGAGTTTTTCAAGGCCATCGATTACTTTTTTGTTTTGATCATATTCTTTGACCTTTGCTTTTGCCTCGACTACTTCTAAATCAGTAGTCGCTTTTGTGTTCTTGTTCCGCTCACATTCCAAAAGCAACTCTGCCACTTCAGTCTTAAGCTCTTGAATCAGTTCTTGCATTAAACGATATTCTTCAAGTTTTTCAGTGGTCTCCGTGGGATCTAATTTTTGTAAACGCGTCATTGCGGATTGAAGATCTTCTTCAATCCCCGGTTTATTGGCCACATCTATATATGCATCTTTAATGAAATGGCACGAAGGGAACTGATCACCACACGGAATACTCTTTAAAAGCTTTTCTTTCTTGCTAATGTTTCTGAGTTCCTCCCGAAGATTAGCAATGCTATGATCAAGAGTTTCGATCTCAGCTTTATCCTCGGTTAAGGTAGCAATATTTATAAGATCTAAAAACCCTTCAGATATAGTAATTTTTTGTTGTTTAAGATCGATATCAGTTTCTTGGGTTGCAATCTTTTCAGTAAGCATCTTAGAGAGATTTTCGTTCTCTTTTTGTGCTGATAGAATTTTAGTAATATCAATAAGCTTGCCAGGAATAGAATTAATCTTATCGTCAAGACGTCTGGCGCCTTCGCTCAAGATCTTTAATTCTTTGCGATATTTCTCGCACGTAGTTTTATTAATATCTGCTTCTAAATGTAGTCCTTCCAAGTTTAATCCGAGATCGGTTAATTCTGTGTTATAGTCACGTCCTTCGTATTTCTTTAGGAGCGCTTTTGCTTCTACCGAATCATCCTTGGCCATCTTAAATTTCTGTTCAAACAATTCCAAATCCAGGAACTTGGCGATGATTTCCTTGCGACGGGTCGAACCCTCATCAATAAATCCCAATGCGCCGTGCTGGCTTGCCAGTGAAGACACCAGAAAATCATCCATGGAGCCGAAGTGCTTTCGAATATTTGCGTCGGTCTGATTGCGTGTGGTGCCATTTAGGGATGTGGTTGTGTCTGAAACAGGATCATAAACTTCAAAATTCAAATCTGTTTTAGCTTCTAAAGTTTCAACCCCTTTTAGACGCTTGGTATATTTCTCTGAAACTCTCTCGATTGTATAGGTCATGTGACCGATCTCAATCTCTAGAGTGCCCTTGCACGAATCTTGATGTTGGTTAATAACGTTAAGGTTTTTGCGCTCGTTCTTGCTGGTGGTATTAAACAATGTATAGAGGGCCGCGTCAACAATACTAGACTTGCCTGAAAAGTTCTTTCCGAAGACCCCAACAATTCCATTAAGCTTTTCAAAATTAATCGAGTTGTCTTGTCCATAATTAAACAAGTTATCAAATTTAAATGATTTAATTTTCCAATTTACATTTCTAGAGATCTCTT